CCGACCTGGTGCTGGTGCAAGGCGCGGTCACTGACCTTCCTTTGCCCTGCACTAGTCTCATCCAGTCCCGCCCGTTTCACGGTGGCGACACCGTACTGGCCGGCCCGCTGGGCACTCCCCTGCCCCATGACGCCAGCGGATTGAGCGGCCTCAAGCTTGCTGCGGTGGAAGGTGACCCCTATCCCGCCTGGCTGGCCGCGCGCCATCCTCAGGCGCAGGTTCTTGCCGCGCCCAACATGCATGCGGCACTGGCGCTGGTCGATGCCGGCACAG